CGCGCCATGCGCCCAGCAAGCATGCGGAGGCAGGTTTAAGGGCTTCCGGCTGCGGCACGAAAAACAGGCGATGTAGCAACCAGAACACGAAGGGAAAAACGAATGCACCAAGAAAGCAAAAAGGGGACGCCCGACCAGCGCATCGCCAGCACCGCCAAGGTGTGGCGCTTCCGCGACCAGGTGGCGATCGCAGACAAGCGCGACGTGAACAAGCAGCGCGCCGAATTCGCCGCACGCCAGGACCTGCGCAAGGTGATCGACCAGGCCGGGAGCGAGCCATGACGGATTCAATTTTCTCGCGCCAGATGATGCGCAACCGCGGCGCCGACGCCTTCGAATCCGGCAGGGGCCGCGACGAGCACCACATGAACCCGGGCGCGCTCGCGATCCCTGTATGGCAAGAAGGCTGGGACCAGGCGCACACGCAGGCCTCCCCACAATCCCATATTGCCCCGCATCGGCGCGCGCGCATTGAGCAGCGTCAGGTGGGGGCAGCGTGACAAACGCCGAATGGAAGGCTTGGTGCGAGCAGCCAGGAACCGATGCATTCGGGTATCCGTGGTCGTCATGGAAGCGCAATCGCTTCTGTCCTGACCACGGCTGCACCTGTTACTTCTGCGAGCGAAATGCCACAGCGAACGCCCCGTCGGCACTCGTCGGCCAGGCTGCTGAGCTCACTCCAATCCCCACCGCCCCCCTGGGCCCGCGCGCACGCGCGGCCGATCCGAACCAGATGGACCTGTTCGAATGAATTTCTACAAGCGCCACATCGGCGACTACATCAAGGATGCGGGCCACCTCACCCTGCTCGAGCACGGCGTCTACACGCGCCTGCTGGACGTGTATTACACGCGCGAGGAAGGGATCCCGCAGGACAAGGCCGCTCGCCTCACCGGTGCCAGGTCGAAGGACGAGGTGCAGGCGCTGGACAACGTGCTCGAAGAGTTCTTCACGCTGGACGGCGGGCTGTGGATCCAGAACCGGTGCGAAGCGGAAATTGAGGCCGCCAGCCAACAAGCCGACGCGAACCGAAACAACGGCAAAAAGGGCGGAAGGCCAAAGCGAAATACAACCGAACAGAAACCCAATGGGTTATTTCCGGGTTTAAATTCGGAAAGCGAAAATAACCTTAGCCAGACTCCAGACTCCAGACTCCAGACTTTAGGTTCAAAAACTGACAGCAGCAGCGCATTGGTCCCCGAATACGCGGAAGACGATGATCGCCTGCCGCCTCGCCCTTCCCTGGCACCATCCGGCACTCCAACCGGCCGCGCCGTCGGAATCTGCACTCTGCTGACCGGCGCCGGCATCACGAAGGTCACCGCCTTCCACCCCGACATCGCCGTGACCTGGGCGCAGGACGAGCGCGTCACCGACATGCTCCTGCTCGCCGCGGTGAAGCGCGCACGCGAATCGATGGGCGACAAGCCGGTCCAGGTCAACTACCTCCGCCCGATCATTGTCGAGTTGCTGAACCCGCCAGCGATGAAGCCTGGCCCAGCGGCCCTGCCAGCTGCAAAGCCCCGCAAACCCCAAGGCATGGACCACAAAGGGCTCGACGAGAGCTACGACGACTACCAGGCCCGCATCAGCAAAGCCGAAGCCGAAAGGCGCAAAGGACAAACGCCATGAGCAAGCTGCTCCCTCCCCCTGCCAAACGGCCCGGCATGTGCGATGCCTACGGCTGCCCGCTGCTGGGCGTCATGTCCTGCAGCACGCACGGAGGGGGTGGCTCTGCTTCGCCCACTTCGGCAAGGACGTCGGCCAGTTTCAGCGCATCACCGCGCAGCTGCACCGCCTCAAGTGGCTGCTCAAGGCGATCAGCGACATCCGGACGCGCGAGCAGCACGCCGACTACGCCGCCGCGTTCCAGCGCATCGAGCACGACTTCGCGCTGGCCCAGCGCAAGGATCTGCTGTGGACCGCGCCGGAAACCGTCGAGCAATGGCTCGTCCGCCTCGAGCAAGAGCTGGCCGCCATGTTGGCAGAACCACCACCGCCTACCCAAGAAGCGCTGCCGCTGGCCGCCGCCTGACGAGACCACTTCGCGCGCTAGCGCTAACCGCAGGACCACCAGGAGCAACAACATGAGTTATTCGTTCAACATCAAAGCAGCAACCAAACCCAAGGCGAAGGCGGCAGTCGCTGCCAAGTTCGATGAAATCGTCGCGCAGCAACCTGTCCACTCGCGTGACCGCGACGCGGTGCTGGCCAATGCTGATTTGGTGATCGACCTGCTGGCCGACGACGAGACCAAGGACATTTCGGTTTCGTGCAGTGGCTACGTCAGCTGGGGCAATGGCGCGACGCCTGACGCGGCCCAGTTCAACACCGCGTCGATTGGCTGCAACGCTTCTCACGCAGCACGCGCTTAACCCCACCGCCCGGCCAGCGCCGGGCAACTTTGAAAGCATCGACATGAACATCCTCGCCATCGACATCGGCACGCAATGCGGCTGGGCCCTGGGCACGCGCGGCGGCGCGGCCAAAGGCGGCAGCGAATCGTTCGCGCCAGCCAAGCACGGCGGCCACGGCAAGCGCTGGCTCGCCTTCCGCCAGTTCCTGACCGAGACCGCGCGCGGCGCCGGCCAGGTGCACGCCGTCTACTTCGAAGACGTGAAGCGCCACGAGGGCGTGCTTGCCGCGCATGCGTATGGCGGCTTCCTGGCGATGCTGCAGGCCTGGTGCGCAGCGAACCAGATCCCGATGTACCCGGTGGGCGTCGGCACGATCAAGAAGCACTGGACCGGCAAGGGCAACGCCAACAAGGCCGTGATGGTCGAGTCGGCAAAGGCGCGCGGCTTCAACCCGGTCGACGACAACCACGCCGATGCGCTGGCCCTGCTCTCGTACGCCTTTGCGCAAGAAGGCAAACCCGATGTACTGCCCTTCTGAGGACGACATGACCACCTTCCAATTCATCATCACCGCCCTGACCATTTTCGCGCTCGTGATCATCGCCGTCCTGTGCCTGTGCGCGCTGGCCATGGAACCGGCGGAGCTGGACGACGATGCGCCACCGCCAGCGAAGCGCGACCTGGTCGACCTCGACACGGAGTTCCTGTGAAGCAGGTCTCTGCCAGCGGGCCTGGCCTCACCACTGGCCCACGCCTGGAACCCGGTGACACCTTCACCATTGCCGGCCACGGCCGCGGCGCCAAGGGCCAGACCGTGATCAACGGTCGCAACGTGAAGACGAATCGCAAGTGCAAGGTGGTCGAGCTGACCGTGTTCAAGGTCGCGGCCGTGGCGGGAAAGCGCAAGGCTCGCGTCAAGCCAGCAATTCAATCGGAGGACGCATGAGCGCGAAAGGGTGGCTCGCCCGGGCACGTACCCAGCCGTACACCAGCATCGGAATCAGGCGTGTGCCATGCGTGCGCTGCGGCGCGCCGGCCGTCCACCAGTGGCAGGTCTGCGCCGACCTGAACCGGTACCGCGCGCTGTGTCTGGACTGCGACATCGCGCTCAATGCCTACGTGCTGACCTGGGCCAATGATCCAGATGCCGAGAAGAAAGTTACGGCGTATGCTGAGAAGCAACGCACCATCGAAAGTATGAAATGACCACTTACACCGCCGAGAAAGCCGCTGAGTTCTGCGCTGCCCTGGCCGACGGCAACACCATCCGCAAGGTCTGCAACAAGGCAGGCATGCCCAGCAAGGCCACCATATTCCGCTGGCTGCGCGAGTATCCCGAATTCGTCAAAATGTACGAGATCGCCACCGACGAGCGCGCTGACACGATGATCGATGAGATCGTCGACATCGCCGACAACTGCAAGACCGATAAAGATTCGATCCGCAAGGCCAAGCTGCGCATCGACGCGCGCGTGGAGCAGGCGCAGAAGATGAAGCCGAAGAAGTACGGCGTGAAACTGCAGCACATGGGCGACGGTGGCGGCCCGGTCGTTGCGATCATCAAGGACTACACCGGACGGAAACCAGATGGCGCAGATTGAATTTTCGTACCGACCGCAGGGCCCCACGCTTGAGCAATACCTGCTGGACCGTGAGCAGCGCGCCTTCATCTGCGGCCCGCTCGGCTCATCGAAGACGAACGCCAGCTGCTGGAAGTCTTTCCGCGTCATGCTCGACCAAGCGCCCGACCAGAACGGCGTGCGCAAGACGCGCCTGGCCGCGATCCGAAACACCTACCCCGATCTGATGGGCACCACGGTCAAGGACTGGCTGGAGATGTTCGACGACCTGGGCACGTTCAAGGGCGCCGGCGTCGAGCCGCCCACGCATCGCCTGCGTTTCGATCTACCTGACGGGACGCGCGTCGAAGCTGAGATGGTATTCCTCGCGCTCGATCGCGAAGAACACGTGCGCAAGCTGCGCGGCCTGCAGCTGACCGCAGCCTGGCTGAACGAGGTCAAGGAGCTGCCGTTCGCGGTGGTGCAGATGCTCGACTTGCGCGTGGGCCGCTACCCGCAGGACACGCGCCCCACCTGGTACGGCATCTTTGGCGACACCAATGCGCCCGACACCGATCACTGGTACTACCGCTTGGCCGAAGAGCAGCGGCCCGAGGGCTGGTCGTTCCTCAAGCAGCCCGGCGGTCTGATCCGCGATGGCAAGGACGGCGAGTGGCAGGAGAACCCGCTGGCCGAGAACATCCAGAACCTGCCGGCCGGCTACTACCTCAAGGGCGCGCAGGGCAAGGACGAGGCGTGGATCTTGGTCAACTTGGCTAACGAATACGGCTTCGTCAAGGATGGCAAGCCGGTCTGGCCGGACTACCGCGACAGCACGCACTGCCGCCAGTTCGAGTTGACCAAAGAGCTGGGCCTGTACATCGGCATGGACTTCGGGCTCACGCCGGCCGCCGTGTTCGGCCAGCGCATGGTCAACGGGCAGTGGCGCTGGCGCCGCGAGCTGGTGACCGAGGACACTGGCATCATCCGCTTCGCCGGCGAGGTGAAGCTCTTCCTGGGAACGCACTTTCCTGGCTGGC